ATCCCACTGAACCGGAATATAATGAACCCATGGAACCAGGAGATCTCTAAACCAGAACTCGTGTATGCTTACAAATACAGGGGCGCATCCAGAAGCAAAGATCCAGGTAGCATTGCTCGCGCTTAAATTGCCATTTTTATAATAAATTCTTTACACTTTATATAATTTTATTATATCATTTTTGTCTTTCGCATTCTTCTCCATTTCACGATCGTCCGTTTGTGTTGTAATAGGGTATTTGTTCTTTTTATAGAATTGTAGGCGTTTTGTTCCTTGTGATTTGAAAAGTGAGAATTGATCCCATATATCAATTACCAATGGTGTATATACACGGTCGGCCTCTTGCTGTCGCTGTATTCTTCCAACCGATTGTTCAATGGATGAAACAGGAGAAGCCAATATAAGTGTATTAAGAGATGGAATATCCATTCCTTCACTGTTATGTATAATGATATCCGATACCATAAAGGTATGATGAATTGGGATCTCTATATCACACAGTTTTACAGTAGAAGGATCTACATCATAAATAGCATAGATCTGGACAGGAGATGCTAAATCAGAAACAATCTTTGGTTTATCAGTTGCTATAATTTCTGGAAATTCTTTTATCATTACTTTTAGATTGGTGAGCTTTTCTTGTCTCCTTTTTCCACGAATATCAAGAATATTAATAAAGCGTATTGAATCTTCTGGAACTACATTTACGGTGTAAGGAAATCCTGGTTTTACATAGAGTGCTCGTGTCGTGCGAATATGTAATCTTCTTAAAAGCGTACGCAATTGATTTGTAAGATACATTGAATAGAGCGTGAAGTATATATTGTATCCTTCTACTTCACCTGAACTGTCAAATATACCTCCTACAAGAGAGCATAACTTTTCATCTGGAAGAAACATTAAATCAGGGCGGATAAAATGTGTAGCATCCATGGTCGTTTGCATTCCAACCATCAAACATAATTCATGAGCGGTAGGTGATTTATGCATGATATAAGAAACTTGTTGTAATACATCTTTCTCCGTCTCGTAGATGGTAGATGTTTGCCCCAATAAACATCCTAATACCCATAAATCTTGATTATAAATATCCGGTTTATCGCGTGGAACAACTTCAATTCTTCGCGGTGTGATTAGATAGTCTGCGGTTGTAAGTTCCCCGGCATGTTTCCATCCGTCCAAAGTACATACTTTATGATCCGCACTGAGCGTAATATCACCTAATTCGTGTAAAATTTTAAGACACGGTTTCTGCTGCGAATATCCAAATCGTGAACAGTAAGAGAAATAGAATTTTCCAGTTTCATAATACATGGATACAAGATGTGGACGATCTTTTCGTTCCTTTTTACAATATTCTTCAAATTCGCGAATATAATGTTCTTTTCCAGTGATTGGATCCACCAGAATGGTGTTATCTGCAATACACGCCATTGTAAATGTACCGAGAATTACATCCTTACTCTCACTCTCTTTGAGAGCCTGCTCTTTCATTCCGCCAACATAATAACCTACGGATCCAATATCGCTTGATTTTATCATATTTTCCAGAGTTGCTAAGTGCTGTCTGCGATCGCTTAAAATAAGTGTTTTTCTCCCCGGTTCTTTCTTTAAAATTTGTGTTAGAGTATCTATAATAAACTCATTGCGTGGCATAAAGGAACATACTTTCGTAATCATTTGTGCAACATTCAATTTGCCATTACACATTCGTGCCTCTTCGCAATATGCCGTATTATTGTTTTTATATGGGATCATGAGTACATCAGTAGATGTATCTCTTTTCTTTGAAACGAACACTGCCTTGCCTATATACCATTCAAATACTTTTGATAATCCATCGTTTCTTTTAAGAGTTGCGGAAAGTCCCATCATAACCGGAACAGAAATCTTTGGAAGAGCCCGACTAAATACTTCAGCAGATGTATGATGTACTTCATCTATAATCGTCATATGAAATCCCTTGAATACGGAACTAGGATAGTCGCGCATTGCCAAAGACTGTAAGCTGGCTAATACGAAATCACAATCCTCTGTAATTACTTTATCCTGTTTGATGATACCGATCTTAGCATTTGGGGCGAATTGCTCTATTCGCTCTTTCCATTGGTTCATTAAAAATCCTTTATGACATACCACAAGCGTCTTCTTTTTTAATTGACAAGCTATATAAATAGCGCATGCCGTTTTTCCACCACCACAACAAAGTGAGATAATCCCGCCGCGAACCAGTGGATCTGCTGCTGCTTCCATAAATGCTTCTACCGGCTTTATCTGTTCGTCCCTTAAATTTCCATTAAATACAAGTCTTGTAGCATCGTCTCCTTCCTTCAACTGATCGTGATTAGGAAGTCCAAAGTGTTTTAAACCGAACGCTCGTGGTATATAAATCTTCTTTTTACTTTCACAATATACCGTGAATTCGTTTACATTGTTATAGTTAGGCGAATTTGGACTAACAATAGGCTTTACGGTAAGCTTTTTCTTCAACTCATCCACCAGATCTGGATTGTCCGTCTTTGTAAATGCGTATCCTCTCTCGGAAAGATAACTTTCCGGCTTATCATATACGGGGGAAACGGATACAGCTGTCATTGTAATATCATGTGATTCTTGTTAAATATCTATATGATATATCGTTGCTATCATTTTTTGTTCTGTAAAAGTAAGTAATAGTATATATGGTTGAAGATCTACTACGAGTTATTGGTGTAGCTATTGTTGGTCTTATCCTTGTTCTGCCTCCCGGTAATTATCTAGATATCCTCTATGATAGGAATAACCAGATCGTTGTGGGTCTCGTGGTAGTGGCAAGCATATTGTTTATAGACCCTATCTTCGGTGCTCTTCTCGGTCTTGCTGTTTTTATCTGGTTCTTCAAGATGAATTACCGTAAATTAGTATCAAGCTCTCTATCGTCCGGTAAAGTACAAAGTTCCCCACTCGTTTACGGTACAACAAAAAATCTTCAAGACGCTCAAACAAATGTTGTAGATACAAAAATGTTTAATACAGAAATGATAGGCTTTGACGGTATTTATGGTGAACAGGTTATCGGGGCACAAGGACTTGATATCACAATGCCAGGATATGATAAAAAAGATATTAAACAAGCATCTTTGTAAGATGTTAAATATTAAGTCGCACCATCGTAATGTAAAGAACAAGTGCTAACATAGCGGCTCGTATATATAGTTCATATGGTTGAAGGAATACGATACGCGCGAATCGTTCGTAAATAAATGGGACTTTTGGAAGAAGCAATAGCATAGCAATCAATGTAGCAATAATCGCCGTCTTTGCTTTTTCCATATTCATCCAGTTCATATTAGAATCTTTGTTATACGGCGGAAACATATTCTGTCCTCCGTACATATAAGATGGAAGCTGATTTGAATGTGGGTTCATATAGGTTGTAGTAGTTTGTTGTAGCGGATGGGGAGGAGATTGTGGAAGATTTGGAACAGAAGAATGTTGTGCTGCTGCTACTTCTCGCTCCATCTCTTCTAAAACATCTGTTACAGACGGATCCATCATAACTGGTGGGGGAGAACTCTTGCTATCTACTTGTGGTAGGCTCGTAACCGGTGTGCTCATACTAGCCATTGTAATATAATATAATGTATCCTAACCTTTCTCTTTCTTTTTTAATCCTTGTCCTCAACGCATTTCGTAGGGATAGGAGTGTATTTGAAACAATCACCGTCTACGGTATATGTATTCTTCATTACTTCATCCATTGGCGGCGCTTGGATGATAATACAACTACCTCCTTTACAAACACGTTGAAATATCGCGGCTAACCCAAATCCAAGTATAGCAGACACGACTGCTTGTCCAGCGTCAGTATGTAATAGCCGATCAAATACTAATTCAATTGGTCTCATTGTATCACTTACTATTATGGTATAAAATGAACTGAAATCTTTCAGCAATATTATAAAAAATAAAAATAAAAATAAATAAAATTAAATGGATATATTTATACGGATGCCGGCATAGCTGTAAAGGGTTGTTGAACTACTCCTTTTACCGGACAATCGGTTTGATCTGCTTTGTATTTATAGCATGTTCCATCCGTTTCATCCTTATACACTACTTTTCCGGCATTAAAAGGAGTTGGATACTTCACAATTGCCCTACGATGAGGCGTGACCATATATACATAGAGAATACCTACTGAAAAGCTTATAAGAAATATAACAAGTCTATACCGAAACTCCATAAAACAGACGTGTTGAAACCTATAAAATAGATACATATATATTTATGCCACCAATTCATATCTGGTATATACATTATCTACGGGCGTGCGAAGAATCTCTGGAAGCGGGATCTTCAAAAGATCGGTCATAAGTTTTTCCTGTTCGCCGATAATATTTGTATTCTTCATTTGCTTAATAATCTCATTACGGGATTGAATCCAGTCATAATAAGCATGTTCATATTCTATACGAGGATTCGAGTAGGTTATTATATATTTTTCTTGTTTTGCTTGGTCTTTTAAAGCAATATTTGATTTTTCTATTTTCCATTCATCGTATTTGGATTTTACAAGATGATATGGACTCTTGGCGTCGCTTGTAGCGTGATTTACCGCCGAAAAGAGAAATGATTTTGTTAGTTTGGAAATATCAGCGACCGTGGCTTTTTTACTAATAGACATTCAGGTGACCCGTTATTATTATACTACGAAATTATTGATTTTAACCTTTGACGAATAGATTCATCTTGGTTCCACAAACAGGACAAGTACCCTTCATCATTTTACGTCCATTCTTAGCAACAGCTTCCGTAGCGTCTTTCATCTCGCGCTTTTCCTTACACTTTACACAGTACGCCATAATCTTTGTTGTCTTTGTTGTCTTTGTTGTCTTTGGAGGCATCTTTCTATATTTCTATATTATTATATTATTATAATTATTTTTTAGTAAAGAATTTTATATTGTATATTTTGTATTTTATATTGCGTATTTTGTTTCTGGAGAAAAGCATGACCATGATATAGTCTGTTTTGATTTATTTCTATCTACTTGATGTTTCTTTGTCGAATGAATATCGTTCCACTCTTCTTTAATTTTTGCTTTAAACTGAATAAAATCCATATCAGAATCAGGTTCATATTGTTGTATTCCTCCAGTATCATCTAAATAATCAAAATAATCATAATGGGTTTTTGCTCCGGTGCTGTACATATAGCACTGGATTGTGATACAAGCATATGTATTTGTATCCAGATTTTTCAATTGGTGCGTTGCGTTTAAATTAGGTGTAATCCATGTAACATCTCCCTTTTTGAAGGAAGAGAAGCCAAACGGAGGTACTCCATCTTTTTCTCCACACAGGAATGGAAATAGATTTACATTAATCTCGCCATTTAGAACACGAATCATAGCGTTTGCATTCGCATGACTATGTATGGGCGAATAATGTCCCACGGGCCATATTTCCATAACATAGGGAATACCAGGTGATTCACCATTATTATGACCCAATGTTATACGAAGATAGGTCTCTAATAAATCTGGTTTATCTGGATTAAATTCAGTGCTCTTGTCTAATAATTTTTGATAACACCATTTCCCAGGTGTTCTAATACTATATTCAATTGCTTGCGTGAAATCTGGAAAATCAGGTGTATCAAGAACAAATTTCTCTCCCGCGATACAATTGTATAGGTTTTGACAAACGGGAGGAAGATTGGCAACTGGCATATATTTTCCAGAAGCGATATCGTCCATGGTAATCTCATTTTTATTTTTTACCAACAATGGAACATTCTGTGTGATCGGGTCTTTAACCATTCGTATGCATTCAATATCTACGGGGAAAGATATATGTGTTAGAGATTCCAAAAATTTCTTGGTATTTTCGTATTCATTTTTGTCTGAATTTGGATATAAATAGGAATAGATTGTTGTTTCCATGCGTGCTTCTCCAATACCGGCATAGAGTTGTTGATTTTGGGCATCTAAACTAACCCAATAATAGGCTCCATTATGGGTAGAAAGCCCTTGATTATTTTGAGGATCATAACAATGTCTCAACGTTTGAATTTCGGTAACGATAACACTATTCGTTGTAAATTGAATATTAAGTCCGTTTGTTCCTTCCGAATTTAATATTTGAAAAACACTGGTTGCAGCTGGACAGATTTGTTTAAAAACGAAAATTCCTTGACCGGCGATAGGAAAATTTAATGACATATTTAATAGTTAATATTACTAAATAAAAATAAAAATAAAAATATTACGATCACCATCATGACGATATATTTATTTGGGACCCGCAGGATATTCTGTAATATCGTCAAACATACTCTTGAATTGCCTGCTTACACTTTCTGTTGGATTTAGTTGTTCCTCATACACTGTACGCGGTACATATTTTACCTTTGTCACATCTCCTATACACTTATACTTTTCTGAATAATATCCTTGCACAACAAGAAACATTCCTAGAAACAATAAAAATACGGCTATTGCTTTCATACTTTACGATTTATGTTATATGATATAATATGGAAGTATCCTCTATTCAAAAGAGAGGGAATTCTTTTATTCTTCAGACGAAGCAGCGGGTTCAGATGATCCGGATGGTCCGGCAATATCCGCATCAGATACAACTGCTTCGTTTTCTTTACGCTTCAGCCAAGGATCCGCGTCTTCAATAGTGGCAGTATTTTTCGCAAGTTCGGCATTATCCAACTTCATCTTCTCAACTTGCACTCGGGCCTTCTCCATCTTCTCGTTCTTACGCTCCTCGAAGAAGATATCCTTTTGAACGGTATTATCCTTATATTTCGCCATCAGCGTATTGAGTTGGGCCTCAGCATATTGAACATCCTCCAGATCATTGGGATTTGGCGACCATGGGCACCATACACCAACTTGACCAACAAAAATATCAAACTTGTCACCACCCTTCTTCAGGAAATCGGCACGGTTCTGTGCCTCTTTCAAGGTGTCAAACACGCCACGGATTTTGATACCGCGCATAGAAGTGCGGAAATCATTCATCTCACGGAATTCCTTATCCAGTTCGGTGCTGTTTATATCCTTAAAGAAACGGAACTGTTCCTGAATATCATTCTCGTCAAAAATGAACTTGTTCGCCTCTCGAACACTGTCAATGATACCTTCATCGGCAGGATACTTGATCTTTAGAGATCGCAAAAGATTATCCATATCCTTAGAGAAGCTCTTCAAAAACTTTCCAATATGGTAAACTTCCTTGTTTGCCAGAATATCCTCGGGGGAGATAAAGGAAACACATACATAATTCTGTCCACGGATAGCCTTATCCTCATCTAGGTAATCAACATCGCGAGTATAGATAACATCGGGGTTCTTTTCAGTCATTGCTACTTATAAATCATTGTAAAACCAAAATCTTAAATAGGCAACACCTTTGAAAATTTCTTAGAATATTATAGCAAGTTATTATAGCAAGATATGGATTACTCCTTTGATACCCAAGAACTTATTGTTCGTCTCGTAAAGTATGCCCTTGAAGGTCTCGTGGTTGGTATTGTTGCCGCCATATTGCCTTCTAAAACAATGGCCGTCGGTGATGTTGTCACCCTTGGTCTGGTGGCAGCTGCCATCTTCGCAGTCCTCGATTTGGTTGCCCCTGCGATAGCTCCTTCTGTTCGTCAGGGTATTGGACTCGGTGCCGGTTTCCAATTGATTGGCTTCCCGGGTTAAAATACAAATACTAAAAAGCTTTTTGCTTTTAGTATTTGTTTTTGGTTTTTTGGTTTTTTTTAATTTTTTAGTTTTGTTTTTGTTTTAATTAGCGTGCGCCCATCGCTTGACACCATTCTTGGCGACCTTCACTATATGAACATGGCCATCTTGTCCCAGCATCTCATAGCCCTCCTCAAAATCTTTGGCGTGTTCCATCGGCGCCTTTCGGACACTGACCTTCTTCTTCATAGGCTCTTCCGTCTCGGCAACTTGCTCCTGTTCTGGCTCAGGAACAGGCTCCACTTCCTTAACTTGCTTCTTGCTCACCTTCTTGGTCTTGGTCGCCTTTTTAAGCTCTTGGACAGGCTCTTGCTCTTGGATAGTCTCAGGCTCCTCGATCTGCTTCTTTGCCGACTTGGTGGGCTTGGTCATATTG